CGGCCACCGCCCTCGGGCCCGCTCACCGGGGTTCCGCGCGGGTAGCGCTTCACGCGAGACTCGTCCCACGCCGCCGCAGTCGTCGGGCCCGCGAGCTCCGCGAACCGTTCCGCCGCCTCGACGCCGGCCTCCGCCACGACGTCGCGGTACACCCGCGCGAGCTCCGGCAGGTTCCCCTCCGTCAGCGCGAGCGCCTCGTTCGCGGCGCCCATGAACCGCTCGACCGACGCCGGCTCGTCGCGCTCCTCGGCCTTGACGCGCCCCTCCCACCCGACGCTCGACACGGCCGCTACCCCGAACGTCGAGCGGCGGTCAGGAAGCCGGCCGGCAGCGCCGGCGCCTCCGGCTGGAATAGCGTCCGCGCGGCGTGGAGCTCCACCATGTTCGAGAGCGCCTCGACCCACGACTCCTCGACGCCGCGCCGGCGAAGCACCTTCGCGAACGTCGCGGCGCCGCCGGCGACGAGCACGCTCGGCACCGGGGCAGAGAGCTCGGTCGCCTGCTCGTGCCCGAGCACGCTCGCGACGAGCGCGTTGTCCACGCCGTCGAGCTTCGCGGCGCACGCGTCGCACCCGCGCGAATGCGTGCGGAGCCGGCTGCCGGCGAGCTCACGGCATCGCTCGACCGCCATCTCCGCGAGCGCGACGACGGACGCGGCGACCTCCTCGTCCTCCTCGCGCTCCTGCTGCTCCGGCTCCACGGGAGCGTCCTCGGCGACCTCGGATGCGTCGTCCGCACCCTGCTCCGCCTCCTCCGCCCCGTCGAGCGCCTGCGCGTTCCCCGACTTGAACGCGAGCATGACCTCGAGCTCGTCGTCGTCGGGCGCGTCGTCGTCGGCGAAGCCGAGGCTCTCCCGCAGCCGCGCGTAGCCGATGCCGCCACGATCGAACGCCTCGAGCGCGTCCTTCCCCCGGTCGGGATGATTGATCACTTCGGCCGCGTCGTACGCGACGACGAGCCGGGCCCACTCCTTCTCGCCCGCCTCCCGTAGCGCCGGCTGGAAGTAGCACGTCGTGAGGTCGTCGCAGAATCCCTGCGCGACGGGCCCGAGATGCGACTGCCACGTCTCGTCTTGGATCATCCATGCGTTCCAGTGATTCGTGTCGGAGAGCCCCGTGAGAACCTCCGGCGGAATGTCGAGCCCGAGCGCGATATGCCGGATCGTCTTGTCGATGAGCTCGTCCTCGGGGTACGCCTCGGACGCGTCGCGCAGCTTGAGATGGTAGAAGCCGCGCTGATTCTCGATCATGTCGGCAGGGATCCGCGCGATCATCGGGACGGCCGCGCTCGCCTCGCCGGGATCACGGATCGCCGACACGAGCGCCGTCGTGAGATCTCGCAGGAACGGATCCTGATTCGGGTCGTCGTCCTGCACGCCCGTCTCCGGCCACTTGATCTCGTTCGCGAGGAAGAAGATGCCGGCGTCTGCCGCGCGCGACTTCGACCGAGCGATCGCTGCGGCCCGCAGCCGCGCGAGGAGATCGTAGAGGTCGAGCACCGCCTTCACCGGGGAGTCGGCGAGCGCCGAGTAGCGCGGGTGCCGCTGCCAGAAGCGGTACACGATCGCGGCTCCCGGGAGCGGCTCGAACACTTCCTCCGGCGCGTCCTGGTACGTCTCCGGGTTTAGCTGCGGCGCCCGATAGCGCACGTAGCCGGCGCCCGGCTGCACGCGGAGCTCGTCCGTGCTCACCATCTCCCACGCCTCGTTCTCCCCGTCGGGATCGGTGACGACGAGGTAGCTCTCTCCGGTCAGGAAGCGAAGCTGCCCGTACGTGCGCAGCATGTTCGAGCGTCCACCCCCGCCGGGATCCTTCACGCGCGCGAGAACTTCGGTCGGGAGCCCATCCTTGATCTCCTTGAGCTCTCCGTCGTCCTCGAGGAGCGCGGGATAGATCCGCAGCCGCGAGAGCGCCCGCCCGTAGAACTGCGCCGGATACCAGCACTCGCCCAGGAGGTCGTACCACGAGAGCGCCGACTCCTGCCACGGCTGGATCAGCCGGCGGTACTTCGACTTCTGCTCAGCCGTGCCGTTGATCCGGTTCGCCGACGCGACGACGCCGCCCTCGAGGCGAGCCGCCTCACGGACGCCGGCCGCGAGCGCGACCGAACCGTTCGAGGTCGGCGCCGGCGCACCGAACAGAGCTTCGCGCAGACCCATCTAGACGGCCGGCGCGGGATCGGGTGACGGCTGCTCGCCGGTCGGCTGCTCGTCGGCCTGCTCGTCCTCGTCGGACGGAGGACCGTCCCACGTGTAGCCGGGCGCCTTCGTCAGCATCCGCCTTGTCGAGCCGCTTCGGTCGGCGCGCGACCCGCCTCCGCAGTTGCATCCCATCGTCGTGCCCCCTTCGTCCGTCAAGTAGCGCTACCGACGGGAAGTGTGACGACGGGCCCGGCCGTCGCGCTACTGCATGGAAGCGTGCTCGACGCGGAACGCGTGGTAATCGCGGATCGCCCGTCGCAGCGTCTCACGGTCGCCTCCCGACGCCGCGACGACGATCTCGTCGGCGAGATCCACGAGCCGCACCATCACGGGGATCGCGCGGTTGAGCTCCTCGGCCTCGGCCGCGTCGAGCTCGAGCGAGATCGTGCGGCGCGCGCTCACGGGTCGAGGTTCTTCGAGATGAGCCCGACGATCGCGGCGATCGCGAACGGCGTCGCGACGACGAGGGAGCCGGCCGGCCACACGAGCCACGCCGCCCACCATGCCACCGCGACCCACCATCCGAGGCACCACGGGCAGTTGATCAGCTTCGCGAGGAGGCTCGACCGTGCGACGAGCACGCGGCGCGTCTCGCCGTCCCGTCCTTCTACCTGCCCGATCACTTGCTTCACGAGGACCCAGTTGCGGAGCCGCTCGGTCAGCGTGTCCCACCCGATCAGCCGCGTGACGCGGTACGCGGCGAGCGCGAGCAGTAGCGTCTCCCATCCCCCCGGCACGTTCTCCATCGATGATCCCCCTTCCGGTTCGGTTGCGCTCCCTCACCCTACGCGGGATCTTGGAGCTTTCCAGTCCTCGTGTCGAATGCCGCCGACCCGTACCGGCAGTTGAGGTAGAGCATCCGCTCGAGCGCCGGCCGGGAGAACCGGATCGCCCGCTCGACGCGACTCACCGAGAGCCCCGCCTCCATCGCCGACTGCCGCGCGACCCCCATGACGGCGCGCGCGAGCGCGACGCGTTGCCGCTCGAGCTCCGCCGGCGGCAGGATCAGACCCGACTTCGGCCGGGCGCCGGCGCGACTCACGGCCGGCGCACCGTGTCGAGGATCTGCCCGCGCAACGTGCCGACGATGCCGGCCGGCCACGGGCACCGCTCGAGCGTGACCCGCTCGTCCGGCCAGAGGATCGAGTCGAGATGCGAGCCGGCGTGGAAGTTGCCCTGGTCGTGGATCGCGTAGCGCTCGTGCCGGCGCACCCGCTCCGCCTCCCGCGCCCATCCGAAGTGAAGGATCGGGCAGCCCGCGAACCGCGCTCGGGCGCGCGCGACGCTCGACGGTACCCGCCCCGACGCGAGAGCCCGGTCGGGGATCCGGCGGTCGCGTCCCGGCTGCCACACGACGGTCACCGTGTGCGCGCGCCAGCCGCCATCCTGCCGCAGCATGAGCTCGTCAGCGTCGGCCTTCCAGACCTCTCCCATGCAGAGGCTCCACGCCGGCTCGCGCGGGTCGCTCTCGAGCATCGCGCGCACCATCGCGCCGTCGCCGACGATCTCGTCCGCGTCGATCGAGAGCACGTGTGTCGGGTGCGCGTCGATCGTCCACTCGAGCGCCGCCTGCCGGGCCCGTCCCTCGTGCCCGAAGAACCGCGAGTCTCCGGTGCCGGCGACCTTCACCCGGTCGAGGTCGGAGAGCACGTCGCGCGTGCCGTCCGTCGATCCGTCGTCCCACACTCGGATCTCGTCGCAGAAGCCGAGGAGGCTCTCGACGCACGCGAGGAGGTAGCGGTCGAGCTCGTCCTTCACGATGAGAGACGCGACGAGGTTCATCGGAGCTCCGCGTATGTTGCGTGATCGTCCGGCCACCACGACCAGTACGGCGCGCACCAATGCTCGTGATAGCGCGGCCACGGCCGCTCGAGATCCTTCTCGCGGTACGTGTTCGAGATCGAGAGCCACGGCTCGAACGGGATCCGCGAGAGCTCGGTGATCAGGAGGTCGGGCTTGATCCACGACTTCACGACCGTCTCGTACTCGCGCTGCCACTCCGTGAAGCCGAAGTACGTGCCGCTCTGATTCACGCTCGGGCGCACGCCGAGCGTGCGGGTCTGCATCATCCCGACGCCGCCGATCCACCGTGCCGGCTCGACGTCGTACGGGCCGGCGAAGCCTTCCGGCGGGACGCCCATCCGGCCGCACTCCATGCCGAGGAGCTCGACGTCAGGGTGCGCGTCCATCGTGTCGGACAGCGCGACGTTCCAGCCGGGCGGGAGCACGATGTCGTTATCGATCTTCACGAACCGCGCCGAGTCGGCCCGCTCGACGTAGTGATTGAGCGCGCCGACGCTCGACTGGAAATGCACGTCGTGGACGAGGAACTCGGTCGGGCACTCCGGCACGAGTCGGCGGAGAAGCTGCCGTGTCCCGTCGATCGAGCGGTCGTCGTACACGTGGAGCCGGCGGATCCTTGTCCAGTCCGTGTTCCGGAGCAGCATCGAGAACGAGAACGCCGTGAACGCGCGCCGGTTGTGCGCGCAGTAGATGATGTCGGTCGCGTCTGTCATGTCCCTCCCGTCGTGCGGGTACTCGCTCCACGAGCGACGCCGGCGCGTCGCCCGCCTGTCAGCGCTTGCTCGCGATCTCACGGACGAGCTCCCGCATCCGTGTTCGCTCCCCCACGTGCTGCGGCTGCCGGTACATACGGTCAGAGCCGGTCGCGTGCGGGAGATGCTCGATCGGCACGTCCACGAGCAGCCGGTAGCCGCCCGTCACGTCGTCGCAGAGCCCCGTGAACGCGATGTCACACGTCCGATCGAAGAATCCGCCCTCGGTCGAGAGCACGCCGTTCGCGTGGCTCGAGAGCATGAACCGCGTGAACGCGCGCTCGGGCGCTGCACGGTGGAACGCCGCGCCGAAGCCGACGAGCGCGTTGTCGGCGTAGAAGTCGTGGCGGAACTCCGGCGGCATGTTGCAGACCACCGGGAGCCCCACGAGGAACGGCGCGACGCCGTTGCCCGGCCCGTACCCCCGATACATCACGTCGATCAGCGGAGCGACGATCGCGCGCGGGTCGCTCACGATCACGTCGTCGTCCTGCACGTAGATGACGTCGCCGGCCGCGTGCTCGATCGCCGCGTACCGTCCGTACACCGAGACGTCTCCGACTGGCACGAGCGAGAAGTGATCTCCGCTCGTTCCGGGCTTGTCGATCCGGAGCGTCGAGCAGCCGTTGTCCCACACGAGGAGCTCCCACTCCTCCGGGAGAGAATCGACGATCGGGTCGAGATCGACGGCGCCTCGCGTCACGAGGATCGCCGACACGCCGCCGCTCATCGGTTCCACGGGTGAACCTCGCACGCGAGTCGCATGATGAGGTCGGCGCGCCGGCGGTAGCCGCCCTCCCGGTCGGGGCAGTCGTCGCGGTGCCCGGTGCCGTCGCCGCTTCCCCTGCGGCACGCCTCACAATGCCACTCGACCCACACGAGCTCGAGCTTCGCGTCGAGCCCGTTCGCGATCAGCGCAGGCAGGAGCTCGTACTCGGCTCCCTCCGCGTCCATCTTCACGATCACCCTGTCGCCGTGCTCGAGCGCTTCTCGCACGATGCTCGTGATGCTCACGCACGGTACGACGACGCCGGCGTGACGGAGCCTGCCGCCGGTCACGACGCGGCCGGACGTGCCGGCCGGCTCGAACGTGACGTGACCGTCATCCGTCCACACGGCGCTCGGGGTCGTGACCACCGAGCAGCCGTCGAGCTCGTACGCTGCGGGCTCGGCCTGCGGGTCGAAGCCGAGCAGCACGTCCGGCTCGAACTCCTCGATCAGATACGGGATCGACTCGTCGCCGCCGTACTTCGCGCACCCGACATCGATGACGACGGTCGTCACGGGAACTTCCACCCGCCTCCCGGCGCCTTCGTCCAGCCCCACTCCCGCATGATCTCGTCGGTCACGGGCTCCCCGTTGTCCATCCGAGGGATCCCGTCCCCATGCACCGTGATCCGGCCGGAGCGCAGCGCGTCCATGCGCGCGAGCGACTCGTGGAGCCGGAGCCCTTCGCGGTGCCACACGGACGTCTCGAGCTCGACGGTCAGACAGACCGATCCGTCATCTCGCACGCGCGCTTCGCCGAGCGCGGTGCCGTCGCTCGCGAGCACCTTCACGCGGTCGCGATCATCGCCCATCCGTACGGATACTCCTCCCCCTCGATGCGGCCGGCGTGCCGGTAGCCGCCCTCCGCGTAGCTGAATCCCGCCTCGCGCGCGAGCGCCTCGATCCCGGCGAGCGTGATGCGCCACCTGTCCTCCGACTCCACGATCGGCCAGTTGGTCGGGCCGGTCATGAGCAGCATCCCCCCGGTGATCTTGAGCTCGGCGTGGAACATCTCGAGCAGCGCCAGCGGAGCCGGCACGTACTGCACGACCTGCGTGCAGAGGATCACGTCCCACGGGCCGCGCTCGAGCTCGGTCGTGTCGCGCTCCGCGACGGACGCCGGGAACGCCGGCGAGTCGAAGGGCACGTACTCGCCCCCGGCCTCCTCCACGAGATCCCGGTACGGCTGCCGGCCGGCGCCGTAGTCGAGCACCCGCTTCCCGTGAAACGCGAACGCGTGAATGCGCAGGAACGCACGGATCGACTCGCGCTCGCGCTCGCGAAGGTTCATAGCATCGTCCGGAGATGCTCAGCCGTGATCGGCGCCGGCGACTCCTCGCGCGCCTCCACGAATCCCGGCGACTCCTGCTCGAACATACCTACCTTCGTGCCCTCCGCGTAGAACTCGCGGAGCCCGTGGTCGATGAACCACGGGGCGGTCGAGGGGAGCGCGATCTGCGAGCGGTAGAAGCTCATCGCGGCGAGCTTGAGCGCCGGCCAGTCCGGCATGAACGGAACCTCGACGGAGCTCGTGGAGCGCCCGAAGCCGCGCCGGTACGTGAGGTATGGGACGACGCGCTCGCCGAACACGCGGAGCGCGAGATCCCCGATCAGCGAGTGTTGCTCGTGCCCGCCGTCCTCGACGGCCGGCGCGAACACGAGATCGTACGGATCTCTCGACGTGCCGAGGATCTCGTGCGCGTCCTCGAAGATCGGGCGGAGCGCGGCGGTCGCCACGGCGTCGCTCGCGGTGTCCGGCACCGTCGCCTGTAGGTACGCGTGGAAGTCGCCCGTGAGCAGCCGGAGCGCCATCCCCGTTTCCATCTCCCGGGTGACGGGCCGGATGCCGTGGACGTCCTGCTTCTCGGAGCGGTAGCAGACGATCACGTCGGGGCGCCACGCGAGCAGCGTGAACGCGCCGAATAGCGTTTCGTCATCGTTGTGCGGAGCGAGGAACAGGCAGCGCGTCATGCCGGAACCGCCCCCCCGGACTCGGGGAACCACGACACCGATCCGGGCGGGAGCCCGAGCTCGCGCTCCATGCGCCTGATCAGAGGTTCCGGGTCGGGCTCGGGCTCGGGGATGCTCTCGGCCCATGCGACCGCGACGGCCGCAAGCTGGACGAGCTCCTCGCGCAACGCCGGCCCACTCGTCTCCTCGACCACGTGACGCGCGACCTCTCCGAGCTCCTCGGTCATCACGGCGAGCCGGTAGCTGTCCGTGATCTCAGGGTCCCGCGACGCGCACGTCCATCGGAACGCGCCGGCCGCGACGAGATCCTCCTGCCTGAGCCGCTCGGCTCGCACGTCGGCGAGCACCGCCAGCGTCCGAGCGATCGTCTCATGCCCCGCGAGAGTCATGCCGATAAGTATAGGCGCCGGCGTCGGTCGTACAAGCGGCCATCCTCCCGGCCACGCGCGAGCCCCTTCCGGTACGTCGCGTCCATCTTCGACTTGTGCGCCATCGGGTGAAGATGCTCCACGAGCGCGTCCCATGCCATCGCGAACGTGCCGCGCGCTCGAGCGACCGCGACGAGCTCCGTGTCCACGTACTGATGGTCGTACCCCTCGTGGAGCAGCACGCCGGGCCCGTCCCACGACGCTCCCTCACGCTCCACGTACGCGCGCGACACGAGCGAATGCGTCGAATGCCGGCCGGCCTTCACGGCGCCGTTCCAGCCGTCCTGCGTGCCGATCACCGAGCAGCCCGTCGAGCGTGCCGTCGCGAGCGCCTGCCGCGCCCACCCCGGATGAAAGACGAGATCGTCGGCAGCGGTGAAGATCCACGGCTCCGACGTCGCCGCGTACCCCGCGTTGATCTTGCGCGCGTAGTCGCCCGGGCCGGCCGGCCAGCCCACGACGAGCGTGTCGCCGGCCTCCTGGCACGCGTCGATCTCGGGCCCGTCCTCCGGCGAGCAGAGGAACAGGAGCCGGTACCCGCTCGGGAGATCCGTTCCGCGTGCCGCGCTCTGCGCGAGCGGGAGAGCTCGTTCCGGCCGGCCGAGCACCGGGACGAGGATCACGAGCTCGGCGCTCACCGCCGCTTCGTCATCGCAGCCGTGATCACGTCGTCGCGGATCCGGGTGCGCGCCCCCACGGACAGCCGCCGCTTGTGCGCCGGGCACACGTTGAGGTCACCGATCGGGACGAGGGTCGGGTGCCCCGGCAGCCTGATCTCGACGGAGCGCAGCACGTCCGTCGCTCGCTCCCGGCACCCCTCGATCATGCAACTCAACGGACGCCGAACCTCTCGAAGTACGGCTCGAGGTCGGCCGCGATCTGCGCGAGCCCGTCCGGCAGACCCTCCTCGCGCACGTAGGTCGCGGCGTCGCGTCCCTGTAGATCGGCGCCGAACCGGCGGAGCCAGTAGAGCCGATCCTTCTCGGTCGGCTTCGGCCGGCCGCGCCGGCAGCACGGCCCGACGTCGGTCGCCCTTCCCGACTCGATGCGGCGATGCTGCCGCGCGCTCGCGTACCACGTGTCGCCGCACACGGAACACTCGAGCGCTACCTCGTCCGAGCCGGAGGCGAGACGGTGCGACGGGCCGAGCGTGACGATCTCGCAGACGCTCACGTGCGCGTGATGGTACACCGGCCGGACGACGGCGCCGCGTCAGCGCCGGCGCGGCACGGTGTCGATCCGCCCGCGCGGCACCCCGGAGCGTCCCTCGCCGGAGCCCTTCGAGGAGATGAACGCCTGCGCCATGCTCCACGAGTCAACGTCGTCGTCGTGCGCAGACATCGGGAACGCCGCGCACGCCTCCACGAACTCCTGCACGTCGGTCGGGGTTCGCGGGTCGTACGTCGTGCCGTCCTCGGTCGCGATGCCCGGCAGGAAGCAGTTGTGCCCCTCGAGCGTCGGCGACGCCGCCTCGGCGCGCATCTCCTTCGTGCCCTTCGCCGTCCACGAGATCACGCCCTCGAGCCTGCGCTTGAGCTCGGCGATCGCGTCGGGCCCGTTCGCGGCAGCCTCCACGACGAGATAGTGCGCGAGCCCCGGCCAGAGATCCCGGGCCCACACGCCGAGATCGAACATCGCCTCGACGGTCGCGTTGAAGCTCGCGCGCGAATGCCACCGCCGCAGCATGTAGCGGTTCGCGCCGACGACGCCCCACACGGTGCCGGCCACGTAGTCCGACTTCTCGCGATCCTTGAGCGACGTGTCCCACGAGTGAACGATCATCCGGAACGTGCCGATCGCGCCGGCGAGCTCGAGCGCCGCGTCACGGTCGAAGCGACGCCGCTCCGCGTAGAACGACATCTCGCGCGGGTAGTAGCGCCAATCGGCGCGCTTGAGCATGTTCCCCTCGGCCGGCGCGGGAAGCTGCTGGAACTGGCCGGCGACGTCGCGCGCAGTCATCCCCGATTGGAGCGCGTCGAGCTCGGGCCCTGGCACGTGCTCCGGCCAGAGGAGCTCGCCGGGCTCCGAGCGCGGGTCGTCCGGCCAGAGAAACGGATGCTTCGGGTCGTACCGTGCCGGCAGGCAGAGATGCTCCCACCCCTCGGCCGCTAGCACGTGCCCGGAGAGATCCTGCTCGTGGAGCCGCTGCATCACGAGCACCTGCACCCCGGTCGATGGATCGTTGAAGCGTGACGCGACGGTGTTCGAGTGCCATCGCAGCACGGCCGCGCGCTTCACGTCGGAGAGCGCGTCGTCGGCCTTGTGCGGGTCATCGATGATCAGCACGTCGCCGCCCTCGCCGGTGCCTCCGCGCACGTGCTCGGCGATCCGGTGCCCCGTCGCGGTGTTCTCGTAGCGCGAGACGCGATTCACGTCGCCCTTGAGCTCGACGTGCGGCCATCGTCCCCGGTACCACCGCGAGCGGATCACGTCGCGCGACTTCGTAGCGTCGCGGTTCGCGAGGTCCTGATCGTGCGAGAACGTGAGGAACCGGAGCTCGGGCTCGAACGTCCACCGCCACGCCGGCCAGAAGACGCTCACCGTGAGCGACTTCATGTGCCGGGGCGGAATGTTGATCAGGAGCCGGCGGATCTGCCCGGCGCGCGCCGCCTCGAGCGCGTCGCAGATAGCGTCGATATGCCAGTTGCCCCGGAACGTGGAGCGCCGCTCGCCGCCGGCGATCACCCGGTCGGGCTCGAGGATCGGCCACGCCGCCCGTGTGAACGCTCGGAAGTCGCCGGAGAGCGCTGCCGCCTCCTCCGCGAGCGTCGTCTCCGTCTCGACGCGTTCGATGCCCCCATCGACCACGCGAATCTGATCCACGAGCTCGGACACCGAGCCGCGATCGTAACAGGGGGGAGGGAGCTCCTCCCGGCCGGCAAGCCACGAGGGGGAGGAACTCCCTCCGGGGATGGCCGGTCGGCTTGGCTACGACCGGCTGCCCTCAGCGTAGTCGGATCCGCCCGCTTGTCTACCCGTAGTAGGCGTGCGGATCGAGACGGTTGCCATCCGGTGTCGCCACTTGCTCCGTCGTGATGGGCCCACTCGCCCACGTCGGCGGAGTCACGGGCACGCCGCGCCGCGCGAGCGCCGCGACTTGCTCGGCGTCGTGCGCGACGTTCGGGTGAATCGTCAGACGCCCCTCGAACGCCGTGTGCCCCGCCGGCTCGTTCGTGTCGCGCGAGATGAACTGCTCGCCGTACGACGTCTCGCCGTACTCGTCATCGAACGCCTGCGCTGCCGCGTGGAGAATCGCCTCGACCTCTGCCGCCGACGCGCCCTGCGCCTCGATCCTGATTCGCGTGATCATCCGATCACACTCCCTTCCGGGTCGCGGACCGCTATCCGGCCGTCCTGTCCCCGGCAGCATAACGACGGCTGCCCGTTGTAGCCTTCGTGCCATGCCCCGGTTCGTCGCGCGGTACGACCACGGGCCCCACTCCGTCGGGCTATGGACGTTCCGCGCCCCGACACTCGCCGACGCGCTCGACGTCGCCGGCGATCGCTTCGGCGACGCGCTCCTCGATGTCGGGTTCATCGGCGACGACACCGCCGGCGCGCGAGACAGGTTCGCGCGCGGCCCATGGCCGGGAGCGATCGCCGACCTCGCCCGGAAGATCGGCGCGACGCTCGGCCGCTAGCCGGCCCCGAGCTCGCGCCGGCGCGCCGGCATGTCGATCACGTCGCCGCCACGCTGCGCCTCCGCAGCCTTCATGAGCAGCGCCCGCAGGAGCTTCATCTCCTCGAGCGTGTAGATCGCCTCCGGGTTCGCGATCCCCGCGATCGAGAACGCCTCGCCCTCCGGGTTCCCGATGTCCACCCGGTCGCGCTTCCCCCACTCGGCCGGCCACCGCCGCGCGAGGTACTCCATCGACGCGCGCCAGTCCTCCGACGAAGCGACCCGCCGCTCGAGCGTCGAGCGCACCTTCGCGAACGCGAGCTCGATCCGCGCGGCGAACTGCGCCTCCGGCGACGGGAGCTCGTCCTCGTCGTGCTCCTCGAGCCAGAGCCGGCCGGCCGCGAGCCACCGCCGGAACGTAGAGACGTGAACGCCCGCAGCCGCAGCCGCCGTCTCCGGGAGAGCACCGCCCTCGATCGCCGTCCCGATCGCCTCCGTGAGCTCGTGCGTCAGCTTCGACACGAACAGGTGCCCGCGCTCGTCCTTCTTCCGCTTCCCGCCCGTCTTCGTGCGCGGCGAGCTCGGGCCCGACGGCCGGCGCGCGCGCGTAGCGCGTGTCGCATTGTCGGGCTTCGGGTCGGGCTTGTCGGGTTCGGTCATTCGGGCCTTCCGATGGTGCCGGTGCCGTTGCAGACGGTGCAGCGTTCGGGTTGCTCCCATGAGCGGGCTTCGTTGCCGCTGCCGCCGCACTCGGGGCATCCCTCGATGGTTCGGATCGCTCGTTCGTGGTACGCGATGGCTTGATCCACGTCGGTCGTGTCGATGAGCGCGTCGGCGAGCTTGTCGCGAACCTCGCGCATCTGTCGGAGCGCTTCGCGGTGACGGTCTGCGGACAGGCGCGGGAACGGTCTGCGGTCGAGATCGGTCATCATTCTCCCGCCGGATCGTACGTGCCGTGGTGGAGCGCCGCCATCCCCGCCGCCGGCTCGACCGTGACGTCGAGCTCGTCGGGTTCGATCTCGACGGGCTTCGCGTTGTCGGGGTTGAGCCCGCGCTCGATGCGCGCGCAGCCGGTCGAGCAGTACGGGTCGCCGTGAGACACCGCGATCGGGGGGAGAGGCTTCGAGCAGCCCTGCCGCTTGCACGTCTTCCGTCTACTCATGCGTCCTCCCCGGCAAGCGCGGCATTGGCAATGTGGAGAATCACCGGGTTGGCCGTGCCGTCGTATGAGTCAGCAACCAAGATGTTGCGCCCCTCGGCCATGGGGATCTGCTTCACGATCTCCTCCAGCGCGGCGCGCAGCCGGACGATCTCGGCCTCCGCAGACTCGGCACGATCCGCCAGATCCAGACCGTCACGCAGGGTGAGGGGTTCTCGCGCCTCGCCCCGTTCCGCTTCCAGCCGGTCGAGAGCGGCGACAGCCTCGTACCACTTCCGTGCCTCCGACATGAAGATGGCGTTGTCGCCCAAGCGCTGAAGCGCGTCCCGCGCGTCCCGCACGGTCTGCTCGTCGGTGTGCGCCGGGTCGATGCCTGCCTCGTTGCCGGGCGAGAACACGCCGTGATCGGAACCCGGCACGTCCTCCCCGGCGAGCGTGGCACGGGCGTCTCGCAGCGCGTCCACGAACTCGCAGATAATCCGGTGCCACTCGTCCTCGGCAACGCGGGCATTCGGCATCACGTGGGACAGCCGCGAGCGAGCCTCGCCCTTCTCGACCAGCGCCACCAACGGACCGACGACCTCCTCGCAGACGGCGATCATGAGGCGCCTGTTGGCCTCGGGCACGTCCTCCCACGGCACGGCGCTCTCCGGTCGCGTCTCGTACCCGTAGTCCGGGGCGAGTCGCTCGTAGGCTTCGTGGAAGCGGCGCGCGAGCATGTCGATGTCGGGGACGGTCACGACCGATCTCCGACGAGCGCCTTTATCACGTCCGCGACCCGCCGGCCCACTTCCCTCGGAGCGATCGACCGTTCGGCGCGCACCATCTCCCGGTCGAGCGCGTCGATCGCGAGGTACGCGCGGAGCTTCGCGTCGGAGTAGCCGATCGCGATGCCGGCGTCGAGCCCCTTCGCGTAGCCGGCCTTCCACCCCTCCTCGTACCCCGCCGGCGCAGCCGGCTCGCTCGACGGCGCCTGCCGGGGAATCGGAGCGGCCACCCGTCACGCCCCCGTCGGCGGCTCGAACGGGACCCTCGGACGCGGGCGGATCCGCTCGAGCTCGTCGCGGAGATCCTCGAGGAGCCTGCGCGTGACCGACTTCGAGATCTCCTTCGCGGCCTCAGTCACCGCGTCGCGCACGACGAGCGGAACCTGCCGGCGGATCTCCGCGCGCAGCACCGCCTCGATGTCGAGCGCGTTGAGCTCCTCCTCCACGAGCGCGTTGAAGTCGCGCGCGCTCGTACCGAGATGCTGCATGATCGCGTGCTTCACCCCCTCGACCTCGATCCTCAGTACCGGAACCACGCTCACGAGCTCCTCCTCTCCCTCATCCATGCGCGCGCAGCCTTGTCGGCGGCGCGCTCCTCATCCGTCGCGTGCGCGACGTGATCCTCGCCGTTCGTGCTGCACGTCGAGCAATCCGTGCGGCGCGCGCCCACCGTCAGAAGATGCCGGCCAGCGTGCTCCTCCCACTCCGCCTCGCGGGCGCGCATGTCGCCGAGGAGCTCCGGCGTCTCGTCGGCCGGCGACGGGCCGAAGAATCCGTACGTCCGGCCGCACTCGAGACAGTAGAACTCGGCTGCCCGGAAAGCGAACGTCATGACGAGCGGCACGTTGCAGTCGCGGCACATGGCGACCTTGCTCATCGGTCCATCCTCTCTAGGTTGAGGAGCTCGTCCAGACGCGCGAGCGTCTCCTCGCGCGACAAGTCGAGCCCGAGATACGAATACGCGTACCACGCCGCCGCGTACGGCTTGAACCACTCTGAATGCTCGAGCGGGTAGACGCGCTCCATCACGACGCGACGCTGCACCGAGAGATGGCACCGCTGACAGAGCGGCACGAGGTTCCACCATCGACAGTCGTGCTTCACGCCGTTGAGATGGTGAACCGTGAGGATCCGCCACTGCGCCTCGACGCCGGCCGGCCCCCACTTCTCTCCGGTCACGCTATCCGAGTCGGGCCCAAGGTAGTCGATCTCGCTGCCCTCGTCCGTCCGTGTCGGTCCACCGTGGTCGCAGAGCTCGTCGCACGGCGACCACTCGCCGGCGCCCTTCTCGTACGGGTGCCGGCACCGCAAGCAGCGGAAGCCGGCCTCCTCGCGGATCGCATCCTTGATCTTCGTGTGCCACACGAGCGGGTACCCGTCGGGCCCGATCTCCGACGGGTCGAAGTAGACGCGCAGCACGCTCACGTGACCGCTCCCGGCACGATCGGCCGCAGCCTCGACGCCGGCACGTAGAGCACGGTGCGGTCGGGATACTCGTGCGGCGTCCCGAGCTCGCGCGCCTCGACGCCGAGCACGTACCCGTACACCGTGAGCGCCGGCGTCCAGCCGGAGACGAGCACGTAGAAGCGGTCATCGTGATCCGACTCGGGAGAGAACCGCAGGCGCGGCTCCCACTTCGACGGGCGCGACCACCGAACCTCCGTCCTCTCGCCGATGTCGGGCCCGGTGTAGCGCGGCTGCCCCGGCGTGTGCAGCACGTCCCTTCCCGTCCACGGGAGCCCCGTGACGATGCTCGCCGCGAGCTCCGTGCAGGCACCCTCGATATGCGCTTCCCACGCGCAGATTGACGCGTGGCGCGACGTGAGCGCCTTCCTGATCGCGTTCGCCTGCCGGTTGAATCCGATCGTCGCGGCCTCGAGATGCTGCTCCGGAGTCAGCACGTACTCGATCGCGCTCATGGGGCGAGATCGTCCTGTACCCACACGACGCGCGTCCCTTCCGGCAGCACGTCGCCGAGCTCGTCTGTCAGCCGGCGAGCCGCGTCATCTCCGAGCTCGCGGAGCCTGTCGCGCTCGCGCTCGATCTCCGCGTCAGCGTCTCGGCGCGCCTCGTCGTACGACGCGTACCCGATCCACCCGTCGTCCGTCATTTCGCCCACGTCACTCCCCCCTTCGAGATATGGCAGTAGCGCGCCGAGTCGGCCGACCAGAACGACTGCGCCGGCGTCCGCTGCCTCGGCGACTTCGCCGGCGTGCCACCGTCGGCCGGAGTGAAGTGAGCCCACCCGTACCCGGAAATCCGGTACCACCGCCTGATCGTCGTGTAGTCGCACTTCGCGCGCAGCTTCACGGCCACGATCGCGTTCGCGCGCGTCGCGAGCACACGAGACGCGGCGCAGTCGATCACGCGCGGAGGAGCCTCGGGGTAGTCGAGCTCCTCGAGGCACGCGTACGCGCCCATCTGCGCCATCGGCCGGCGGCACGTGTTGAGGAACTCGCCGCTCAGGACCGCGAGCTTGCCCTTCCCGGTCAGCCTCGGCCCCTGCGCCTTCACGGCGCACGTGTCGGCTGCCGACGCCGGCGCGACGACGGAGAGCGCTGCGGCCACGACTGCGCCGACGAGCGCGAGCTTGAGGTTCATCGCCGATCCCCCTTCCTCATCGTTACCGATAAGTATAGGGGGATCGGCGGATGATGCTAGGTTCGTGCGATCACGGCCGGTACTCGACGCTCGTGCCGGCGCCCATCGCCGACATGAACCTCGTCACCCCCGACGCCCACGACGCCTCGCACCCGGAGCAGTACCCGTGGAAATCCCACGGTGTCCGAGCCGACGGCCAGCCCCGAGAGACTCCCGTCTTCCCTTCCACGAACCGGGCGAAGTAGTCGATCGCGTCGTCCCACGAGCCGAAGTACGGAGGCGACCACGCGCGCCCACACGCGCCGAGCCCCCACACGTTGCGCGGGTTCGCGCCGCACGCCGCCGCGCCGAGCGACGACTCTTTCCCGGCGACGCCGACGATGAAGTACGGCGACACGCCGTGCCGCCGGCCCACCCGCTCGAGGTTGTCGCCGAGCCCCGCCATCGGCGTGCCGGCGAGATAGCGGTCGAGCCTGCCGACGACCGCGCGCCGCTCGCGCACGACCGGCCAGAGCCCGACCCTGCGCTCCCACCATCGACCTTCGATCCATCGCGCGTACCGGCAGCCGACGGCCGGCTGCGACGACACGCGCGTGCGTGCGAGCCCGAGCTCCCGCTGGAACGCCCACACGGCGATCCGATGCTCGGTGACCTTCTTCCGGGTGAACGTGCAGACCGGCTTCGCGACCGTCCTCTGCGGGACAGCCTGCGAGCGCGGAGCCGCCGGCGAGCTCGTCCCCGACGGTGACGGGGAAGCGATGACGACGGCTGCGATTACGGTGAACGAGAAGACGACTGCAAGATGGCGAATCCTTCTCTCCTGACGTGAGCTTCCCCCCGACGGTTCGAGGGATGGACGGGCGCGGCGTGCTGCTCTACTGCCGCGCGGTCACGCGATGAAGCCGCGACGTATGGGGTATCTCGGCATGGTGAACGACGGGACGGCCGTCCGTCAACCCCCGAGGAGCGTCTGCTGCGCGAGCCGCGACGCGATCGCGCCGGCGTACCCACGGTCGATCTCGATGAGGATGCTGCGCCGGTGCGTCGCCCGAGCGGCCTCCCCGGTCGTTCCGGAGCCAGCGAACGGGTCGATCACCGTCTGCCCCTCCCCGCACCCGAGCAGCACGAGATGCGTCGCGAGCTCGACGGGCATCGGCGCCGGATGCTCGTTCCCCTTCTCGCCGCCGACGTAGACCTCGAGGTACGAGCGCGGCCGTGCTCCGGCAGGGTTCGCCTTCCGAGACTTGCCGTTCCCGCCGCGCGTGCCGCCCTTCACGCCGGCGTGCGCGTCCCATTTCCGAGCGAGCCGCGCCTCGCTGCCCGGAGCGTACGGCGCGCGGATCGCGTCCACGTCGAGCCGCGTGCCGGGACGGTCGAGCACGAACACGTACTCGTGCGCGTCCGTGAAGACGGCACCCCGGATCGGGTTCGCGTTCGGCTTGATCCACACGAGCGTGTCGAGCAGCGCGAGCTCGGCGCGCGCGGCCTCGGCGAGAACGTCCGCCCACCATAGGAGCTCGACGCCCCGGCGGAACACCCTGCCGACGTTGAGGAGCACCGGGCCCGACACGACACGGCGAAGCTGCGCGAACACGTAGCCGAAGCCGGCCGGCGTGATCGTCGGGTAGTCCGGCCGGACATCGAGGTACGGAGGGCTCGTGACGCAGCACGCGGCAGCGTCGTCGGGGAGCTCGGCGAGAACGTCGCGGCAGTCGCCGACGTAGATGTCGAGATCAGGGTCGGAGATCCACGGCTTCACGCACGATCCTCGAGGATCTCGCGCGCCCGCATGATCATCCGGAACTTCTCGCCGGATCCCCCTCGGTCCGGGTGCGACCGGCGTAGCGCCTCGCGGATCGCGTCTGCCTGGAACGCGCCGGCGACGTCCTCGAGATCGTAGAGATCCTCGACCTCGCGATGGACGACCGCGACCGCCTGCCCCGACGTCACGACGGAATCCTCTGCGGCGGTCGAGCCGGCGGTCAGTTGCCGCCAGCCCCGGTACTGCTCGCCGCGCTTCGACACGCCGTACCGATCGACCTTGCGGAGCGCCTCCATCGAGAGCGCGATCGCGCGCACGTTGTCCTGCCACGACCGATACTCGGCCGTCTCGTAGCGCAGCGGCCCCCACCGCGACCGGAACGTGACACGCACCGCCGGCGAATCCGCCGACGCGTTCGCCCGGGGCAGCCCGTCCAGCCGGAAGTATTCCGGCCGGAAGTTGAGCTCGACCACGATCCCCTCCGCGTCGAGCATCCGAAGCTCGCGCGCGAGCAGCGCCACCGTGTCGCCCCACCGCGACGCGAACCGCGACGACTCGTGCGACGCCGGCGGAACGGGCCCATCGAACGGGCCGAACGTGACGCCGAGCGCGCGGAGCTCCTCGAAGCCGGTCATGAGACGGCCACACTCACCGTCGGCTCGTGCTCCGTCCGCGCGCGCTCGATGATCGCGGCGTACCCGTCGTTCGCGCCGGCGATCCGCTTCGCCTCCGCCGCGCTCACCTTGTACGTGACCTCCGTCGAGACGAGCTCGTCGTACCGCTCCTGCGGCAGCCCCGCGTCGAGCAGCTTCGAGAGCTCCTCGACGTCCCACACGATCCGCTTGTCGCTCTTGAGCTTCACCGTCAGACCGCCGAACCGCATCGTCTTCGTTCCCTGCCGCGCGCCCTCCGCCGCGAGCGCGATCCCGAGCTCCGACTTCACCGCGCGCAACTGCGCCTCGAGCCGGCGAATGTCGGCGAGCGCCTGCGCGACCTCCTCCGGCCGGTCGAGATGCACGAGCGTCCCGACGCCGGCGACGACGAGCTCCGTGCCGGCCGGCTCGACCGCCTCGATCTCGTCCTTCTTCTTCCGTGCCATCACTCCCCCCTTGTCTCGCGGGTCACTCCGATAAGTATAGGCGCAGCCGCCGACGGAGCCAGTCGCGCCCACCCGGGAACCGCAGCACGTACTCGATCACGTCCGGCCGGTACCGCACGAGCCCCTCGCCGAGCGCTGTCAGCGCGTCCGGGTCGTTCGCTGTCACGTCGCCGTGGCATCCGGTCGTGCCGCTCCCGCAGAGAAACGCGACGTTCTCCCACACGTCGGAGCGGTCGTACACGTGGTGAAGTGAGAGCCCCGTCGAGCGCCCGCAGACGAGGCAGAACGAATCGACGGCGTGCCTGCGGTGGAGCTCGGCGAGCGCGCCCTTCACGCGCACCGGGCCGGCCGGCTTCGGATACGGCCGGAACGTCACCGCCGGCGCAGCACGGTCAGCACGTGGATCTCGTCGCCCGCGTCCCTGATCACGTAGCCGCGCGACTTGTCGCGAAGCCACACGTACTCTTTCCCGTCGCGCGCGACGACGAGGTTCCGGGTGCGCTGCCAGAGCTCGCGCGGGCACACGCTCGAGACGCGGCCGGCCACGAGCGCCTCCTCAACCTCCGCCTGAATCCGCTCCGCCGTCGCCCGGACGGTCGCGCCGACGTCCACGGGGTAGCGCTCCTCGAACCGATCGAGAGCGTGCCCGGAGATCACGTACCTCACGACTCGGGCATCCTCCGGGCCCGGCCGGTGACGAGCTCGAGCGCCACGACGTGAGAGCAGCGCCACTTGAGCGACGGGCACGAGCAGCGGAACCGATCGCCCGGCGTCTTCGTCACGTCGTACTCGCCGTGGTCGCCGGCGACGCGCGCGACGATCCTCCCATCCGCGACCTCGAGCACCGTGACGCACCCCGACGAGAGCAGCCGCTTCCCCTTCTGAAACATCGCCTCAGTCACCATCGCCGAGCTCCTCGCACCGCTCGCGCGACGCGAGCACGCTCTCGATGGTGCCGTCGAGCCAGAGCGCCGGCGTCCACACGTGCGCCTCGACGCCCGCGAGCCGCAGAGCCGCGAGCCACTTCCGTTGATCCGGCCGGAGCGAGTCGCCGTCGCCCTTCACTTCCGCCGCGATCAGACGGTCACGGACGAGCACGAGATCAGGGAAGCCCTTGCCGTCGGCCGCGACCGGCACCCGCCACCCGTGCTCGGTGCGCACCGCCGTGAAGTGAGCGACGATCCATCCCGCGAGCCGCGCCTGCTTGATTATCTCCTTCTGCAACGGCCCGCCGGAGAGCCGCTCGCGTCCCTTCGGGACGGTCATCCGACGATCAGCTTCCAGACCGCGTACGCGGTCGCTATCAGCGCGACGCCGAGAACCTCATCGTGTACCGGGCGCTTCCGGCGTCTCACGGCGCATCCGCCGGCGGCACGCTCCCGATGTCGAGCGTCTCCTGCGTCGGCTCCGGCGCCGGCTCCTCCTCGGGGTACGCGACGCCGAGGAGAGCGTCGTCCTCGAGCTCGTCCATCCGCTCGGCGACCTCCTCCGGCGCGATCCTGCCCTGCGCCTGGATCGCCTTCCGCACGAACTCGGGCATCTCACTCGTCACGATCGACCCCGAGCATCTCCGGAGGAACGCACGCGAGGATGACGCCGAACATCGCGCCGATCGGCCACGCGGCCAGCGCCACCCGCCACGCCGCCCACCCGCCCGGGTCTGCGGCAGCGAACGACACGCCGGCGAGCACGACTGCGCCCGTGACCGCGAAGAACACGAGCGCGCGCAGACCGAGCTCGCGCCTGCTCATAGGAGATCCCACCATCCGACGATCTCGCCGACTACCGCGAGCGTGGAGGCAGCGTTCGCGATGTCCCCCGTCGCACCGAGGATCGCCGCGACCGCTGCCCGCACGCCCACGTCACTCCTCTCCGAGCGCCGACTTGAGACGCGCGAGATCCTCTCGCGGGATCACCACGAGCGACCCGTCCTCGTCGTGCTCGCGCGCGTGCTGCACGATCGCGTGCCCGACCTCGATCAGAAGCTTCGTGTCGGGCTCGCCCGGCTCCGGGCTCTCGAGCCCCGGCAGCGCCGGCTTCGTGTCCTTCCGAGCCGCCTTCATCCTCTCCCGGAGCTCCGCGTACGACCATCCGTGCTTCTCGCACGCGTCGAGCCAATGCTTCTGCTCCTTCGGGTCGAGCCGCGCGACGGCCGCGTGACACGAGAACGGCACGTTTGCCTTGCGACGCGCCGGAGGCACGTTCTCCGACACGAACATGTAGCCGAGGAGCGTCTGCTCGGCGAGCCCCGTCACGACGTGCGCCTGCGAGAACCGCTCGGCGAAGCTGCCCTGCCCGTGAATGAGCCAGTCGCCGAGATACCACGACGTGCGCCGCTTCACTTCCCCGATGAACGCGCCGACCGAGAGGTACGTGTCCCAATCGACATCGGGAAGCTGCAAGCTCACCGGGGTCGCGGCGCCGCCGCGCTCGAGCTCGATCAGGAGCTCGACCGCCGTCCGCGTGTCCTCGAGCGCGTAGCCTTGCGCGTCGGGCCGGCGGTCGTCGTGAAGCGTGGCGACGCTCACGATGCCGCCTCGGGCTCGGCCTCGGCGACGGATCCGTCGGGCTCTAGGAACGAGATCGTCGTCGTCTGCTTCGTCTGCGGCACGAGCTCAGACCAGTTGCTTTCCGGTACCGCGATCAGCGTCTCGCCGGGTCGCGGGATCATGTCCGGCGGATGCGTCGTCGTCATGAACACGCGGAGCGCGTGCTGCACCCCGTGCCCGTCCACCGTGACGAGCTCCTCGAGGAGCTCGTCCTCCGCGCGCCGGCGGAGCACCTTGTAACGCGTGAGCGCCATCGTTCCCCCCTACCTTCCTCTCGGCCGTCGCCCGATCGGGCCGGCCGAATGTCCGAAGTGTCGCGCGAGCGTCTCGATCACGACGCCTCGCATGGTTGCGTCCCGCTCGACGGCGTGCCGGCGGATCTCGTGGCGGAGCTCGGTCGGGACCGCGAGGATGAGCGTCGTGCTTCCGGTCGTGCCATCGATGAACGAACGGCCCGACGGTTCGTGCTCGACGCCGAACCGTGCCGCGAGGATCTCGACCGCGACGTCCGTGACCGTCTGATCCCTCTCGCGCGCCTCACCGACGAGAGCCTTCACGAGCTCGGGCTCGACGTCCTTCGCGATGATCTCCACCATCGGCGATAAGTATAGACGGGTCGGACGACGGACGAGCGCGAGCGACGGACAGCCGGCGCGCGAGATGAAGCTCGAACGCGCGCGGGCACGTGCGTCGCACGTAGCCGGCCATCCGAATGTTCGCGAGGTCGCCGTGCCGTGCGGTCAGACCCGCGAGCGCCGCGTCGATCACGTCGTCCGGGGCGCCGACCGACCGCCAGTATGCGCGGAACCGTTGCCCCTTCGTCGGGAGAGGCATCCCGCCGTCCTCGACCGCCCATAGCGGCGGTCGAGGGTCGGGCCCACCGTATCTAGCCATCCGTTCCTCCGATCACGATGTCGCCGTCCTCGGTGTCGCCGAGCTCGCGCGCGTCGAGTACGAGATCGACGCCGAGATCGACCTTGAGGTCGTGCAGTGTCCGCATCTGCGGGATCACCGGGTCGCCGGCCTCCTGCGCCGACGCGAGCAGCGCGGACATCATCTTTCGTTCGGCCGGCGAGTAGAACGCGCGCCGGCCCGACTCGGGTGGGAACTCGATCAGCTTCCCCGCGTCGCTCACGCCGACGCCTCGATGAAGATGCGCTCCGCCTCGCGGCGCAGCGCCTCCGCCACGAGCGGCCAGTCGGAGCCGCCGTCCCACGAGTCTCGCATCACGGCGATCGCGTCAGACTTCTCCTCGTCGGTCGGCGGCAGCATCGGCTCGAACCGCTGCCGGCGCATCCACCGCGCCCACACCGGCCGCATCGGCATCACCGTCGTCTCCTCGAGGTCGCGAAGGATCGACCCGTCCGTCATCCGCTTGAGCCACGTGTACGCGTCCGTCGGGATCGGCTGCCGCTCGCCCTCCTCGAGCGCCGGCGGAGCGAGCCGACGGAGCTCGGACAGGTACACCGAGCGGAAATCCCGCCACGACGGGAACCGCGAGCCGTTGTGAATGATCGCGAGCGCCGCCTGCATCGCGGCCTGCCCCGCGTTCGCGGCCTCGAGCTTCTTGAGCTCGATGATCCATAGCCGCGTCGTCTCGTCCTCGATCGCGTCGTGCGGGAATCCTGCCACGAGCACCGCGACCACCTTCGCCGCCTCAGCCTGCGTCATGCCGCTCCTCCCCCCTCTCCTGCGTAGCGTTCGAGCACCTGCCTCGCCGAGAGCCCCCGACCGTACCGGGCCGGCTTGCCGTCCCCGGCCGGCGAGCCCATCTGCACGATGCACCGCTCGAACTGCGCGCCGTTGCCGTACACGACCGCGACCGTCGGCGCGCCCCGCCACCACGGGTCGGCGAGCGCCGCCTCGATCACCCGCTCGTGCCCGTCGAGGTCGAGCTCGGGATGCTCCCGGATCCGCAGCACGATCTTCGCGAGCCACTCCCTCGCCGAGAGCCGCTGCCCGACCCGATCGTTCCAGAGCGCGAGCACCGCGCGCGCCAACCCATCCTCCGCCGGCGTCACCGCCGCCCGATCGACCTTCCACCCGACGCTGCCCACGTTCGGGAGAGCGACCACGACGCCGCCTCGCGCGCGCGCCGTAGTGGACGGGTCCATGACGGTTGCTCTAGGGACGGATCGGGTGACGCCCATGTCACCCCCCTCTGCACGATATGTCACCCCCCCGGCGCCTTCCGTGTCACCCCCCGGGTGACATTCTGACACCCCCGCGTCGAGCCCCTCGTGGCGCCGGTACCCGGAGATCTCCCACACGGTCGTTCCCGACCTCGACCGTCCCGTCGGGCGGATCTCGCCGGCGCCCTCGAGCGACCGGAGCGCCCTCTGAGCCTGCCTCTCCGAGATCCTCGCCTGCGTCGCTATCGTCTCGACCGACGGCCACGCCGCCGTCCCGTCGTCCTTCGCGTGGTCGGCGAGCACGAGCAGCACGAGCCGATCCGACTGCCGCGCCTCCGAGTGTCGCAGCGCCCACGAGAGCACGTGAACGCTCACCGTCCGACCCTCGTCCGGTCGGCCACTGTATGATCCTCACGCATCGCTTGATCCCTCCTGGGTCATCGTGCCTCCGCCGGCCGGCTCCTTCTGCGAGGGGGAGCCGGCCGGTTTCCGTTGCCACTTGGCTGCGGGGAGGAGGAGTCTACTCCTGCTCGCCGAGCGCTGCCATAGCGGCCGGGATCTCCCGCATCGATCTCACCCCGACCTTGATCCGGATGGTCTTGACGTGCTTCTTCACCGTCCACACGGAGATGCCGAGCACGTCGGCGATGTCCTCGCAGTCGAGCTCGCGCTCGATCAGCGCGGCGATCTCGTACTCGCGCGGCGTCAGCGGGTTCCTCATGTCGGCACCGTTCCTCTCTCGTAGTGCGCGTGGCACTCGAAGCGATCACGATGCGCACTCTCGCGCAGCGTGCCGCTCGTCGGAGGCTCGTGCCGGAACGTCACGCCGACGAGCCGCCACCCTTCCGTCTCCGGGAGGAGGTTGCGCGCACGCGCGAGCACGTTCTTCCTCGCGAGCCCGATGGTGAACTCGCTGCCGCCGTAGAGCGTGATGTTCGCGTACGGCTCGAGGTCGCGCTCCGGGCGCTCCGTCTTCGTTCTCACGACGAGCCCCCCTCGTCGCCGAAGGGGATCGCGTCCGCCTCCGCATTGAACGCCGCCATGTCCATCTCGACGTGCTCCGCCTCGGCCTGCGCCGCAGCCTGCGCGTCGCTCTCGCCGGCGGCAGCGTCCGCCTCAGCCGCGCCCGCCTCGTCCGGGTCGGGATCCGTCCCGCCGGGGTCCTGCGGCTCGCCCGGGTTCGCGACGACCTCGGCCGCGATCCCCTCGAACGCCCACGCGAACGCCTCCATGATCTGCTCGTCCGTCGCCGGCATCGTTCCTCCCGGAGCGAGCTCATCGAGCTTCGCGGTCGCGTTCGCGAGCCGTGCCGTGAACGTCGAGAACGCCTCGCCGCGCGGGATCTTCTTCACTTCCGTCACCCCGTACACCGAGGAGGCGAGCCCGTTGAGCGTCGCGCTCCAATCGACGTGAGGAGCCGACGCCTCGAGCGCCGCCGCGATCTTCTTCATCGGCGCGCGCACGGTGAACTGCTTGGCTCCCGGCAGGAGATCCTTCGACGGATCGAACGGACGATCCACCGGGTCAGCGGCCGGCTCCGGCTCCCCGGACGCCTGCTGCCTCGCCGTCTCCTCGACGTCCTGCGTGAACACGTCGGACGCGGCCGTCCCGTTGAGCACCGCCGCGACGAGCGCGCGCTTGTCGGCCATCTTGAGCACCGTGTTCCACGAGTCGCAGAGATCGGGGTTCTCCTTCCGCCCGACCTCCTGCCCGTCGAGCTCGCGTCCCTGCTCCGACCCGAACGCGAACCGATGCCCGCAGCCGCCCTTGTCGCGGATGCAGAAGTACGCGGACTTCTTCGCGCTCCGCACGATCGCCGGCTGCCCGCAGTCGGGGCACTCCATCTCCGCGCGCCGGTACGCGTACTTCGACTCGCGTGTCGTGCAGAGCCCCTCCCCCGTCGCGATCACCATGCCCGTCGGCGCGTGCCTCAGCGTGCAGGCGACGATCGCCGTGAGATGGTCGCCGGGCCCGTACACGAGCTCGCGCTCGTAGTGCGGCGCCAGCCGGAACAGGACGCAGAGCTTCTCCGCGCCCGGCTTGAGCAGCGTCGGCTTCGACACGCCCGGCACGAGCCCGTAGTGCGTGCCCTCCTGCATCGCCGCGCCCATCGCCTCCGCGACCTTCCGCGACTGCTCGAGGAGCTCGCTCACGGTGATCTCGCCGGCCGTCACCATCGCGCGCTGCTCCGGCTCGACGGTCGCGGGGAGATGCCGCACCGCCGGCGCCTCGTCCTCGACGGTGCCCTCGACCACTTCCACGTCGCTCATCTCGTTCCCCCTTCGTCGGGCTCCTCCGTCGGGAGCCGATGATCGCATCCTAGTCTCACCGATCGATCCCTTGCCACCCCTCGGGCAGAAGGAAGTCGGGCTCGACGGGCCGCTCGATCAGCGCGAAGATCGACGTCCACGGGTACGTGACCGCGCCGCCGTCGTCCCACCGGAACGTCACGCCGACCTCGCCGTGCATCACGTACGGCGTCTCCTTCCCGTCCGAGGTCGTCGTCACCACGATCCGCCGCGCGGGCGCCTCCCGGTCGTGCGGCATGATCGTCAGAAGCCGCTTCCGTGTGATGACCGCTCTCGTCGTCATCTGATCCTCCCGACGTAGATCTCTGCCGTCGTCCGCGACGCGAAGCCCTTGAGCCTCTCGCCGGCGGCGCGCACGACCCATTCGCTGCCCTCCTGCACGATCTCCGGCTCCGGCACGGGCAGCGCCTCGAAGCAGTACGGGCAATCGTCGCCGACGGGCCGGCCCTCGTCGTCGTGGAAGCTGCGCACGATGCGCGGGATCGGCGGATGCTGCACGATGTACCGGAAGCCCCGGCCGCAGCCGGGGCACTTCACGTCGGCGTGCCAGAGCTCCCACTCGCTCATGACTCGCGCCCGTCGGGGATCTGCGCGTCGTACAGACCGCCAAGGTACAGCACGCCTTGCCGGAGATCCTCGGCCTGCGCGATCATCGACTCGATCGCGTACTCGCGCCCGAGACGCTCGAGCTCGCGGGCCCGGTCGAGCACCGCTGCGAGCGCTGCCATGCACGGGCTCGAAGACTGCTCGCGAGCGACCGTCTCGACCGTCACGTTGCGCTCGACCGCGTTCTTCTCGAACGAGGAGAGCCGGCTCTCGGTCGTCCCTATCTGCATCGTCATCGTGTCCTCCCTCGGGACTCGATCGGTTACCTGCATCACACTGTAGTGATCGACGCCGGCGCGTCTAGCCGTCATCCCTCGGTCGAGGGAAACGGGCTCGCCGGCATCACGGCCTTCACGTCGAGCGTCCATCCGCGCCCCGGAGGAGAGTCAGCGTTGAGCTCCTTCCCCCACCGCTCCGCGAACGCGAGCGCCTCCGCCGGCTGCTCGAAGTACCCGACGAGCGTCACCGTGCCGAACTCCTGGCACGCGCAGAGAACCGTCCAGCCGCTCGCGCGCTCGAGGTCGTCGGCAGCGTCGCGAGCCATGAGCTCCGCGACGAGCTCCTGCGCCATGAGCCGCTCCGAGTCGTCCATCGTGAGCCTCCTTCGTTGTCGGGGAGCGGGCGAGGCGCGCTGCCGTAGCCGCCCCTCGCCCGGCCCGGTCGGGTCCAG